GTTTCAAATGCGAAACTACTTTATATTAACAAGACCTTGGAGAGCGACTCCCTGAATGAGCGACAAAGAAGAAAACTTGTCGAAGCTATTTCAAAGGCAGAAACACCAAAAGAAGCGAAGGTTATTTATGAAACTCTTCAAAGCACCGTGGGTAGTACAGAAGCTCCTTCCGTACCGAAATCACTGAGCGAAGCAGTCAGTAGAAATTCTTCTCTAATTTTGAACTCGCAAAGAAAAGAACACAAGAAAGATGATGATATCTTTTCTGAGCGGATGCAGCGTTTAGCTGGCATCAATAATAAAAAAAATAATTAGGAGGTTACTATAACATGTCTGTTTTACAAACATTAACTGAAGGTATCGTTCATCGCGATGTCCAGAAGGAAGGTACTGCTCTTCTCAATAAGTGGGAAAAGACTGGTCTTCTTGAAGGATTAACTGGTGAAAGAGCCCAAAATACAATGGCCGTTCTCCTTGAGAATCAGGCTAAAGAGCTTCTTCGCGAAGCTTCATCAATGGCTGCAGGTGATGTCGAAGGTTTCGCATCAGTTGCTTTCCCAATCGTTCGTCGTGTATTCGGTGGATTGATTGCAAACGATCTCGTAAGCGTTCAGCCTATGAGTCTTCCAAGTGGATTGATTTTCTTCTTGGACTTTGAAACCAACAGCACGAAGGCTGCTTCTGTTACAAAAGAATCTATCTATGGTGGTAGAGTAATTGCTTCGCAGTTGACTGGTGGTGTTAATTTATCTCATCCTGGCGACGGCGGCGGTTTTTACAACTTGGGTACAGGTTACACGACTGCTACAGGTTCATCTGCGGCTATTAACGTAGCTGCTGCTGATACTGCTCTTGAAAACGTTGCTGTTGCTTCGTTGACAGAGGCGCAAAAGAAAAGCATTCGATTCGACCCGGACGTTCTTGCAGCATCTGATGTTATTTCTGTTCTTAAGATTCCAGTAGGGAGCGTTCCAGCGGATCTTAACGATAATAATCTTTTCGCATTAAGTGCTTCTGTTGACTCTCATCAGGCTTCCCAGGTTAGAAGACTTACTTCTTTCGCTACTGATGGTGGAGTTAACGTCGTCTTCACCCACGCTACTGACGCAGGTGTCAACACCGATGCAGTAAGCATTACCTACCCTAAGAAGGACACACTCGGTGCTGCTGATACTGTTGGTGCAGTAGATGTCGCCGGTATGCCTTTCGAAGGTGCAGGTGTTTCAGATCCTTCAATGCCTGGGCAGATCCTACAAGGCGGCGAAGCGATTCCAGAAATCGACATCCGCGTTGACAGTATCGCTGTTACCGCAACGACCAAGAAGTTGAAAGCAAAATGGACTCCTGAGCTTGGCCAGGACCTCAATGCTTACCACAACCTTGACGCCGAGGTCGAATTAACTGGCATTCTTTCTGAGCAAATTGCTCTTGAAATCGATCAGGAAATTCTTGGTGATCTTATTGTCGGTGCTAAGGCCGGTACTCGCTACTGGTCACGCGCTCCAGGTCTCTTCGTTGATAGCAACGGAAATGAGCTTGGTGCAGCTTCAGCGGCACCTGACTTCACTGGTACTGTTAGCGAGTGGTATGAGACCCTCATTGAGACGATCAATGACGTAAGTGCTCAGATTCACCGCAAGACGCTTCGCGGCGGCGCAAACTTTGTTGTTTGCTCTCCAGAGGTCGCTAACATTCTTGAGTTCACAAGCGGTTTCCGTGCAAGCGTAACTGCTGATGCAGATCGTGGTGACATCGGTGCTGTTAAGGTCGGCGCTTTAAGCAAGAAGTTCGAGATCTATGTTGATCCTTACTTTCCTCGCAACGTTGTTCTTGTTGGTCGTAAGGGTAGTTCATTCCTTGAGAGTGGCTTCGTATACGCACCATATGTACCGTTGCAGGTAACACCAACCATTTTCGGTACAGAGGATTTTGTACCTCGTAAGGGTGTAATGACCCGTTACGCGAAGAAGATGGTTAGACCAGATATGTATGGTCTTGTTATCGTGCGTGGTCTCCTCGGTGAGGAAGGCGCTAGCTAAGAATTGACTTAGGTCAAAACTAGCAAAAGATTTAGCCCCATCATTAATTTGGTGGGGCTTTTCTTTTTTCTGAAAGCTATTTACTGTAACTTTCAAAATTCTCCTGGGACGGGGCCGCTGTCCCTTGAAGATTCGTGCCCGAAGCGGCTGGGCACGATGTCGTGAAAATTGAGGTTACGTAACCATAATAAAAACATATAAGGAGGAAACAAATTATGGGTAATAGAAGAATAGGCACAAGAAGGCTAGAAGCAACGCTTGATAACCTTTTAGGCCACAAAAGACTAGGTGGGCTTAATGGAAGTCCGTTTTCAATAACAGATCCAGATCGTGTTTGTTACGAAGAATATTTTACACAACTACCAAAGGTCAACGGCTTTTTGGTTGGTAGCGAAACTAAAGACTTTGGCTCAATCGCCGACGGCGCTGACCTTAGTGAGGACATAGTTGTCACTGGTGCGGCAATGGGCGACTTTGCAACAGTGTCAATTGGAGTCGACATTGTAGACTTGATAGTCACGGCTCAAGTAACCGCGACAAACACTGTAACAGTGAATTTAGAAAACCAGTCAGGCGGTGCTATTGACTTAGCTAGCACCACTTTGGCCGCAATGGTTGTTAAAAGAGATACTGGCACAGCCGGCAACTCACACGCTAACCGAAACTTTGAGGTTCTTGGTACAAACGCTTCAAGCGACGACCTGACATTTGCTGCTACGACTGCTGGGATTGTTTTACAGCCTGACGGGGCAAACGGAGATCAATTGATCTTGACGCCACACCTCGACTCAAATCAGACTGCTTGGGCATCAACTAAATGGGGATCTGAAAACTCAGTTTATTGGGAGTGCGCAATCCGCACCGACGCTGCTGACATTGATGACACCACAATCTGGGCAGGTCTTAAGCTGACTAACACACCCACCCTTGCTACAGACGCAAATCAAGCGTATTTTATCTATGGCGCAGAGGATGATGATGCTGGTGCGTTGACAACAAACGCTAACTTGCATTTCGTGTACAGTCTCGCAAACGTTGATTATGTGACCGATCTCGGCATCACTGTCGCCGCAGCAACTGATTACAGACTGGGAATTCAGATTGATTCTGATAGAAAGGTCTCTGCTTGGGTCAACGGCGTTCAGTACGCCTTAACTCACACAGTGGTAGCTGGTGGCACCACTCAATCTCCAGCGTCAGGCACTGAGTCGCAAGTGAGTATTGCGTTGACTGACGATATAGACTTTATTCCATATATCGGTATAATGAACCAGGACGCGACACAGCGTGATATGGTGGTTTATTATCAGAAGATGAGTAGAATCTTCTTCGAATAGGAATTAACATAGGAGGTCTATTATGGGCAGCAATAGGAAAATGACAGAACTGGACAGAAAGGAAAAAGTTAGACTTGAGGCTTTAAAGGAGGCGGCTAAGCGCCCCGCCAAAAAAGCAAAGATAGAAAAACCGGAACCAATTCCAGAGCCTGAAAAAAAGGCTGAGAAGCCTAAAGCCAAGAAACCAAAGGCTAAAGAGCCACAAGAGAGGAGATCTGTGATTTTCAAACTCTTAGGCAAGAAGAAAGAGGATTAAACTCTTGGCCCCCGAAAGGGGGCTTTTTTTTAAATATAATAGTTTTTATGCTATGTTAATGTAAATGATTGGAGTTAATTATGGGAAAGAAATCTAGAAAACTGAGAAGCCCTAAGTACGCAAAGAAGGCAGCAACACTTAGAAACAGAGTTGAGGCACTCAGAGCCAGGGCTGACGTTACGCTCGAAACTTCACCACAGGCCGAACCATCCCCCGCCATCCCTACCGTCGACCACCCCGTCGTTGTCGAAACCACAACCACCACAGAAGCCGTCACTACTGTCGAAGCCGTCGAAATCAGCCCCGCTACTGAAAAGGTCGAAAAGGTACCACTGCCAGAAGAAAAAGTCATTCAAGTTGAAGAGCCTGTAGTGTTAACTACACCCGCTGTAAAAAAAGAGCCCCTTACTCACACCAAGGCTAAGCCAAAAGCAACAAGAAAGCGCTCTACGCGAAAGCCAGCCACTAACAAATAATGTATTATGGCAATTCTCTCTTGTTCGGACTATTTATAGAAGGACAACCGGAGGATCCATGAATGTCAATACCAACACTTACGCCTGCTAGCAATTCGAGTAAGAGCATCTTGCCCGCAACTGGTAGTGAGGGTGATGTTAACAAGTCTGTTCCGTACAAAGTTTATTCTGATACAAGTTCTGGCTTGTATGACACCACTTTCTTATCTGGCGCTGCAAATCAAGTAACGTATGTTTATCGAAAACTCGGCGGCGATGTCTTAGACATAGAGCTTAACGTCGCCAGTGTCTATGCTTCTTACGAGGAGGCTGTGCTAGAATATTCTTATATACTAAACATACACCAGGCCAACAATACGCTAGCTAGCTATCTGGGGCATTCAACCGCATCTTTTGACGACAACGGGCAGCTAAAATCGACGGGAGATACCACGTTATCTTCATCTCTGGACGGCAAACATGTTTCTTTAAAATATCCAAAGTTCGATTTTGGTTACGCTCGCAGAGCATCTGAGGCAGCGGGAGCGGAGGTTGGTGTCGGAAGGGGCAGCGTAGAATATTCAGCCTCAGTGGACCTGGACACGGGCACGCAAGATTACGACCTGCAAGCAGCAGTTTTATCAGCGTCCATATCTCAAAGCGGCAGCCTCTTTTTTGGCAAAGTAGGTAAGAAAAAAATAATTGTTAACCAAGTTTTTTACAAGACTCCCCAATCTATGTGGAGATTTTTTGGGTATTATGGCGGGTTGAATGTTGTTGGAAATCTACACAATTACGGGCAGTTCTCCGACAACTCCAGTTTTGAGATTATACCT